GTAATAGTAGTAACATCATTGACGTTCAATACTGTTGATGTCTTAATATCTCCAGTAGATGTAATGCTATTATTAGCAGAATTTAAAACAATGTCACCTACTTTAAAATTAACAGCAGTGACATCAACATCACCAGATGATGCTAAAGACAAATTAGAACCAGATGTTGCTGTGATATTAGTAGCAACTACATCCGTAGCATTAATAAGAGCAGTGTCTATTTTAGTTTCTGCTGTGAGGTCTTTAATAGAACCTGTTTCAGAAGCAATGTCGGTAGAATTTATTGTTCCAGTGCTTACATCAAAAGAAATGGTGTCGTCAATAGCAACACTAATAATAGTTAGTTCAAACCCATCGCCAAAAACTTTGGGGTTATTTGGATCTGGATCGTGTGATCCTCCCATGCCGTCATGATTAGGGCAGTAGTAATATAAAGGATCTGGAGTTGAAGCTGTAATTTCTAGAATAGATCCATCAGAAGTAGAAGTGAGACCATCAGTAAATGGAGCACCACTAAAACTTAAAGTTGTCCCTACACCACTTGTAGTGGGAACTTCTGACAACGTAACAACACTTCCTGTAACATCTTGAACAGTAGTGCCAATATTAACACCACCATCTCCATCAGTAACAGATACCACCATGCCTACAAGAATACCAGTAGGATCTGATACAGTAATTGTAGTTGAAGCAACATCTAAATCTGCTGTCACCCCAGAGACTAGATTTCTACTTCCATCTGGATGACTAGAGAATGATAGTGGGTGTGTACCAAATGAACCATCAGTTTGTTGGAATTGATACTTACTACCAATATAAAGAGTAAGTGTTGGTGTTAAAGTTTGATTTTCTTCATCAAATCCAGCGTAATATCTATTTGCTGGGATAGATTCATCAGATGTATATACTGTGCCTCCAGCATTGACAGAAAACTGAACTCCCTGCCCTAACTGCTCTTCACTAGAAGCAATGAAAGTAGTACCATTAATAACTTCAATAACTTCTAAATCTGGACCATATGATGCTGGAGTTCCTGCTTCGGCATCTGGTGGCGTATATGTATTAACGTTATCACCGACAGAAACATTAACGTTTCCTGTAGCAGTAACTTGCTGTCCCTCAAATACGGATACAAATACTGGAATTGGATTTGTTAGATCAGCAGCATTAACTGCTAATACATCACCAGCATCGTATCCATTTCCTTCGTTATTTACTAAAGCACTTGTAACAACACCAACAGCATCAATTAAAAAATTAAATCCCGATCCCGTGCCATATGGGGGATCAATTGTAAAAGTTACATTACTTGCTGCAGTTGTACTATCTGGTACAATACTAATTTCATTTAAGTCAATATCGACACCAGTAACTTCTCCAGTATATCCACCACCACTAATAGAAGATCCTAAAATAATAGTTGATACATCTCCAGATAAAGCAATGCTACTAAGAGATGAACTAGAAAAATCTAAAACAACAGCACCAGAGGCTGCTGGGGCAGCAGATAATACTAGAGTTGTGGAATTTGTGACGCTAGCAACAGTTGTATCATCGGCAAGTTGACCATCCCCAGATACCTGAAGAACATCCATACCAGCAATAATACCAGCAGTAGAAGCAACTGTAATACTTGTTCCTGCTCCTAAAGTAGTAGACACTCCAGATACAGTACCACCAAGATCTCCAGTAAAGGTTTGAGATCCTGGAGTAGTTAGGTTATCTCCAACAGCATGTCCGTCGCCTTTAGTTACAAATTCTACTGTTGTTGTATCAATAGTATTTGGATTGTTACTGATAGCAATAGTGGCACCAGCTCCACCACTTTGTACTTCTTCCTGAAGATCTTCGTCAAAATAAAGTAACTCAGAATTTGGAACGCTAAAAGTATCTCCTGCTAAATGGTATAGACCCTCATTTTCTACAGTAATAGAAGTTAACTGTCCGCCAGTAAATTCTAGGGTAAGTTGCTGTTCTTGACCACTCCCACTAGATACTACATTGATACTGCTATAAACACCATCAGTATATCCAGAACCACCACTTTGAATTACAAATACTGGAGTTCCTGTAGTAAAGTTTGCAGTTACTCCCGATCCAGCACCATCAGAAACCAATGGAATGGAACTATAACTTCCTGTTAGATAATTACTACCAGCAGATGTTATATCACCGCCAAAAGATTCTACAACTAAATTTACAGAACCATTAGATCCAGAACCACCAATTACATTGACATCACTAAAATTGCCAACATCATAATTTTGTCCAGCGTTCGTAATAGAAAAACCAGCCGACGTTAATGTTTTCTTTCTTACATATAAATCTTGAAACGTATAAAATGCTTCCGTTTCAAGTCTGATTAAATCTTTACCATCAGATACAAAAGAAATCTGTGAATTGTCTGGTTTGTATAAACCTAATGTAGAATCACTAATAAAAGAAAGAGAAGGAACTTCTTTTGTACCATCACCCAATTTCAAATTACCAGTTTGGAGATCACTTCCGCCAGCGGAAATGTTCGATAGGATATCTCCAATCTGGTTAATCTTTTGCCTTTGAACCTCAAAGGTATCTGTTCTGGCGACGTTAATTGCTGGCATTTCTTACGATCTCTCTAAGAAGTAGTTTGATTTCAGATAGTTCTTCCTTCAAAGTATTTATGTCATGAAGAGCATTGGTCATTGTATGAGAAAGGTTGTTACGAGAAGGTTTATCTGTATTGATAATAGCTCCCGTATCAAGGTCACGAACCAAGTTATCGTGACCTTCTACTTTTAAGTATTTCATTAGTATGAAGCAACTGCTCGTAGGTCTTGTACTTTAGGAACATATGCTGGGTTTTCAGATTTCATAATAATCTTGACAGCAAATGAACTGAAATCTGGAAGATCTGAAGCACTATATGTTAGTTCTTGATAATCTTCTTGTTTTTCAAATTGACCAGAGATTGAATTTGCTGGAGTAGCAATAACATCAAAATCTGGATTGCCATCTTTATTGAAAGGAATCCAATTAGTATCTTCAAAATTGATAGAACTCGAAGCTTCTTTAATTTTGTAATATACTTTGACATTCTCAATATCAGGAAGGTTAACTGTAGTTTTAACCGTAATAGAACTGCCAGGATTGTTAATAGAAACTTCCTTAGTAACGTATTTGGCAATAGCAGAACTATTAGAAGAATCTGTTTCTGGTACATAATCAATACCAGTATCAAATGTCATTGTAGCAATCTCTAGGAATGATTCTGTTCCAGCAGTTGTCTTGATAACATCACCTTTTCTAAAGATATCTGCCTGCTGACTAGTTGAAGAAGCTAACCTTACATAAGCAGTATCTTCTGTGTTGCTGGCAGTGTAGTTGTTATTAATGGGAGCAAAAGCATTCTCAACCACAAGAATATTTTCTTCTGGATCCCACAGAACAATTTTGCCATTGATCTTGTTGTTGTAATCCGTATCAGTATCAAAAGGATAATAAGCAATTAAGTTAGATCCAACACTAAAGTTAAATGTAATTCTAGAAATGTTTCCAACTTGTAAACTGACATCACCAACAGTCTCACCTGAGGTGTTGATCAACGTTAATGACTCACTTGCCTGGAATTCTGTTTGTGTTCTCAATCTTATACGAGCAGTTCCATTTTCGTATGATACGACATATCCTTCTGCTTTAGAATTTTGTCCAACAATAACAGTTCCTGCTACAAATTGATCGGAGTTGTCACCAGAAACAGCTACAGTGATATCAAACAGTGGTAAGAAAGTTAGAATTTGATTTCTCTTACCATAACGATTCTCATAACCAGTGGCATTTTCTACACGGTTTGATGCTGTCTTGACAGAAGCAGTTCTAAGATCGACGATTGGGGAAACAGCAGAGTTTGTTGACTTAAGTCTCAACTTATACTTAAGACTGTCTTTAATGCCATTGGTAATAGAGTTAATGTCCGAAGCAACAATCTTCTGATTAATAAAGAAATGCTCTTCATTTAAGAAAGTTTGTTCATAGTCGGTTATAGAATAAGAATCGTAATTTGTTACACTGGCATCCGTTGGAATAACGTTAGTTGTTGAAACAAATGTATCAATCTTAGTTCCCTCTAGTTCTAAGTGAGGAATCTGAGCATAAAGTCTTTCATACTTTCTGTTGAAAGAAGCAATAACCTTATCTCCGCCACCAAGTACGCTAGAACCAGCTGGGTTTGGAGAAACAATGTTATAGAAATCTAAACCAGAGTTAGAAACTTTAAACAATCTTCCATTCAGAGTAGCACTTGAGATACCACCAACGTCTTGTGTATTAGCAAAGAACACATACGAATTGCCACTATCTTCAAATCCATTGTTTCTATGATTTACTTTAATAATAGAATTATTATTTTTGAAGAGTGGTGATGTGGCATTAGATGGAGATCTAACACTGGTTTCGAAAGGAGAAATGTCTAGCAATTCATAACCTAAAGAATCATTAGTAAGTTCTAGATTTCCTTCAGTAGCAATATCAAAATTAGCACGATATAGAACAAACTTCAAATCTTCGAACAAGTCTTCTGTCCAGTTATCTGTATTTTGTGACTTATAAACAGAACCAAGTAAAGGTTGTGTAGTAACTACATTGCTGGTAGCAATTTCAATTTCTCCCAACTTAGATGCCCAGAGAGCATAATCCAAAGAATCAGTCTCTACTACTAAAGCATATTCGGTATTGTTCTGTAGATAAACTGGGTGCTTAAACTTGAAGTTGGTTGGTGTAGTTGATTCAATATCACCTTCGAAGTCTGTAGCAATACCCATGCTAACAGCAGGTGTATCAATTTCAATGAATGATTGAATGATAGCACCAGCAGCACCAGTTCCTACACCTTTGATAACAACTGATGGAGCTTCAGTATAACCACGACCAGATAGAGAAATTTCAGCATTGTAAACCTTGCCATCAGAAACACCAACGCTGGCAGTAGCAGAAGAACCACCTGGAAGTTGTGGACTTTCAATTGTTAACGAAGCGGTTTCGTAATTGTCGCCAGTGTCGAGAACTTTTAATCTCGTAACCTTACCAGAATCTTTAGCAATAAAAATTCCTAAAGTGGTATTATTCTTAGCATTGTAACTAACAATAGAAGGAATTGATAGTGATTCGTTTGGAACAAATGCTGTTCCATTATGATTGCTTAGAACCAAAGTGTAAACTTGTTCTTTGTTTAACTCAAATGTAGTGCTTGACTCATCACCAACCTCTACGTTATTAGCGTCCAGTACCTTCAAAATAGGTCCAGAAGCGTTAGAACTAGTTCCAGATACATATTCACCCTTACCAATAGTTACCGTCTCTTTCTCGCCCGTTACATACACTTTTAAATATGTTTCTGGATTAAGAGACACTTGTGTGCCAGGGATAATATTCTTTCCTGGTTTACCAGAAACGACATCGGTCAAATATGCTCTTAAAGGAACGGAAGAACTCTTTTTCTGGAAGAAGAGATCTACACCAGTTGTCATCATACCAAGTGGGAAATTCTCAACCTTGAATGTTTGAGCAAGAGGATTTGGTTTGATTGGGTTGTCGGTATTGCTATCAACTAATTGTACACCCTCATTTGATTTGAAGAATGCTGCTTGTGTAGATGTAATACTTGGAGGATTGTTTGGAAGAGCTCCAGTAGCATAGAACTGAACTTCGGCATATGTATCAGCAGATGCTTTATCTTGATTTTGATCACTTGATGTAAATCTGATGGTCTTAACGCCAGTTGTAAATCTAACCTCTTCAGAACCTTCACTGTATGAAACTGTATCAACGTTACCAGTCCATCTGGTATTTGGAGTTGGTTTTAGACCTGCTGGAACTATAATGATACCACTGAGATTACCATTAGAATCTGTTACAAGTTCAGATCCAAATGAAGTTAAAGAGTTTCCAGCAATACCAGTAAATCTCGTATCAGGAACTACCCATCCATTAATATCACGACCTTCCATGAAGACGTATACTCTGGTATTAGGCTTCAGACGATTGACAACAAACTTAATTGGAATTGATCTAGCAAAGAACGTTACAGAACTAGCAATTTTCTTATTACCAACCTGCCTTGAAGATTGTCCCTTTCCAAGTTCATTATTCTGTGGACTGGTGTTAGAAGAACTAGCAACACTGGCAGTTTGTACTGAAGATTCTAAATCTTCACTGTTGACATTTGCTAGAGATTCAATTGGCAAGAATGCTTGGTCAGTACCACACCAGTTTACAATAAATGAATTGTAAATACTAGAATAAGCATCAGCAAGATATTCTTCTTTTGCTAAGTAAATAGAATTTAGTTTAGTATTAGAATCAGAAACAAGAGGAGCGACGGATTGATCATACCAAGAATCTTGTTGTGGAGTAATCACTGACTCGCCAACATATTGAATGACAACAAATGGATTTGGATTAATAGTTTTAGTAGCATTTTTGTTGCCCAAAACTTCTACTTCAGTGTATGGCAGAGAAACAACTCCATTCTTAATTGTGTAACCAGCAACTTGTCTTTGGTCATCTCTTGTGTTGATTTCTCTAAGACTTAAGCTATCTTCCTTAGATTGTGGTCTAAGAACAGATTGCTGAGTGTCAATAGCACACTTGTAATCAACTGATTTAAGATTTCCAACTCTATGTGCTTCGAAGTTATCTACAAGGAATCCACTCTTAAATCTTTCTAGACCAAGATCATCCTTGATTTGCATGTTCTGTGTTTGCTGCTCTAGAATGCTTAGAGTAGTGTAGTATTCAAGACGTTCGATACGCTTCTCTAACTTACCAATGTCCTTCATAGTATAACGCTTGTTATCGACAGGGATAACTCTTACATCTTTGCTGCTGTTAGTATAAGCAGGGATATGTAGATAGCAAAGAGAAATAGCATCATCAATTGGTTCTGGTTTGGATGGGTTGAGAGAAGAGTTGCCTTTCTTGACAACAAAATCTCCTTGCTTGGTAAGGAACAATCCATCAATACGATCAAGATACTGCTTCTCACTAAATGACATAGTAAAGATTAGATTTGTATCTGGAGCAGGAGTAGCAGAAGGAATGCCGCCATTACCAGTAAAGCTAATATAGTCGGTAGAATCGAATAGAGAAACAATTGAGTTATCTTGGAAACCAGTAATTGTAGTGTTATTGTCTACCTTTGGTCTAAAGTCAATACAATCTCTAAGTGCTACTAAACCATTTGCTTCTGAGTTAAACAAAGGAATTTCTTCCGCTGTAACACCAGCTTCGTGTACATAAGAATCAACGGTAGAGAAATCTCCAGCAGAATGGTTGAAGTAATCAAAAGCAATAATTAACTGACCTGTAGGAGCATCAAATCCAGGTTTTAGAATAATTCTAGAAACATCATAATAAGTGTCACGCTGACCATTGTCAAAACTAAACTTGTATGTAACGTCTGTTCCACTAATCAAATTACCAGATCTATCTACTGATGGTGGATTAGTTACCGTTCCTTCGTAAATATACTTTAATTTAAATACATCAGAATATGAGAACGTTTCAATAATATCAGAATCATAATCTTGACCTCTAATAGGAATTACACGGTCACCACTTGAAACGACAACAACTCTCTTATTTCTGACTACAGTTTTTAATCTAGGACGTGCTTTGTCGATCTCTACCGTAGCGGTTAATTTGAGAGTTGGATAGTTGCCATCAAGGATGGTTCCAAAGTAATTCTGTGGTAGTCCTTCAATTGCCAAAGCGCCAGCTGTAACTGTGCTAGCAGTAACTTGAGAATCTGTAATAGTGACGTATCTTGGATCAATATAAACAATATCACCATTTTCTACAACTGTAGAAGATCCTTTATCTAGTACAGTAATGATAAAGTTTTGTTCAGTAAATCCAACAAACTTTTGTGTACCAACTGGCAATTGAGCGGTGAAAGTTAGTAATCCACCAGCAGCAGAAAGTTCAGTTACAAAATCTTTTCTGATGTAATACTTGAACTTAGTATCGCTGGTATCACTAACTAAAGAAGCGACTTGCTTACTTCCTGTTGGGAACACCAATGAAGATGAAGAGTTAGCAATTCTTGGACGTAATTTAATAATAGTAGCATTTACAACATCTGCTGGTAGAGAATAATCGAGATAAATTCTTGATTTATCAATACCAGAAGGTTCGGTAACATATTGTACAACTGTTCTGATTACGTTGTTATCAGCATCGGTAAACTGAATAATGTCTCCCTGAATTAATCCAGTTAAGTTAGCACCAAATCCATTACACTCAAGATATTTTCCTCCCTCAGATCCAAAGAAACTAAAGTCACTAATTTGAGTGTATGTAGCATAAGATGAAGATGATACATCAATATCTGCTGTAAAAGTATAGTTATTGTATACCGAAGCAAATGACTTCACATTTTGAGGCGTGTAAGTCAGAACAGTATCTCTAAACAATACAGGAACAATAATAGCAGGGGTAGCATTATCATCATCTCCAGTTAATGTAACTACAGGTGGTGAAAAATACTCAATATTACGAACTTTTTGATCTAAAATTACAGCAGATACAATTGCTGTTCCACTAGAGTTGTAAGACAAGTCGATCTTAGATTGATCATACTCAGCACCATTAATGAACATGTTCTCAGAACCATCATAATTAGCACCTCGCTTGGTAACAACAAAGTGTGACAGAGTGTTGTTCTTAGCAATTTTAATAGTATTGTTTGCTTCATCAATAATGGTTTCGCCAGAAATAAACTGTCCAAACAGAGTAGTTACAAACAGTGTGTTATTTCCAGAGAAATTTTCTGTAGTATCATTCTCAATAACAGCATACGCTTTACTTTCTTTTCCATAAATGTACTTACCTTTTGTAAAGGTGCCGTCTGCTATACTTCTATCTAAAGTTAGTTTTGTAAAGAATGTTGGATTGAAATAACTAAATCCAAATGTAGCCTCATAAGGAGTTTGTGTTCCAGATCTACCTCTAGATAGAACAATATCAGTATCTGGATTAAATCCTAATGCTCTATTGATAAGTCTAAAGTTTTTTGGTTTTGCCAAACCAATTACTGGTGTAATACTAGCATTGTAGTCTCTAATTGTACCCCATTCTCCCGTCTCGGAGAGCATAGCAGCTTCGGTTTGATATAGGTATTTCTCAAAAACATTTGGGAATCCAGTATCATACTCAAGCAAGAACTCATCTAGAATTGCCTTATCGCCAATAACAGTAAGTTCAGCAAATGTCGTTGCTGCTGCAATATCTTCTCTGGTTACTAATGATTTAGCAATCACCTCAACAGATTTGCCAAGAACACTTCCAGTTCCTCTTGTAGTGACAAACCATAAAGTGTTGGGAATAGCATCAGTGTTAGATGGAACTGTCCCAGAAAGTTGAACCCAAATAGTTTTAATACCAGTATTAATACCAAGTTGTTTTGATCTTCTATTAACAGTTCTCTTGTAATATGAAGATGCTTCTAGACCAGAGAACCCAATTGTGCCATCAGTAAATGTTGAATTTAAAGTTACAGTTGGATATCCTGTAATTGTATCGCCAACGTTGTTCAAAGGAACAGA